GTTTGGTTGTTCTATTGTCTGCAGAGAAAGACTCTGATTTTGCAGACACAGTTGGTGTTCCTTCATATATCATTTGTTGCCATTGTTCAAAAATGATTCTATCTAAGAAACCACTGGTGCATATAAACTCTAAAGTAATAGAATCTCCATAGTCTATTGTCCCATCAGGGATTTCTCTACTACCCGACCAACCTGTATCTTCAGTGTTTGTTCCTAATGATATTCCAGGCAAGGTTGCAGATGTGCATCTAAAACTATGACCTTCCTTCATCTTAATTTCAGAAAATGGTATGTTAGTAATTGCAACATTGAATCTGTTGGCTCTTGCACCTTGGTCAAAGTGTGATAGTAATTGATTTATTTCTGTCATGTAAATTTCCTTCTACTTTCTGAATACACTGTATTGGCATTCACTGTAAATTTTTGCATCGGCAACATTGCAACCAGTTCCCAATATTGAGAGGGGACTAAACTGAATTGACTTCTGATTTGACTGTAGAGATACTCTTTTAAACAAGGTCTAAAGTATTTCAATCGAGATACAGATTTTAACAAATCGTAAGTCATTCTAAACCTCGTAGATTCGTCCATGTTTGTGTTGTTTAAATACTCAAACATTTCGTTTAATAGAATCATTCTATAACGAGGTGCAATGTAATGTAAGTTAAGACCTATGAACCCTGTTGCATATTTTCTAATAGGAACCACTAAGGGAAACTTATCAAAATATGGTAGAGTGTCCTTATGTAATGCATCATAATAATACATATACATTTTACCTAACTCTAAAGTGGTGACTACTTCACCTTCTCTTAGTGCTTGGTCTTGTCTAATTCTAATGTCTCTTACATTATTTCTAAACCAATCAAGACTGTCTAGACTTCTCCTTTGCAATTCAGCGGGAGATTCATTATCAAGTTTTTCAAATAGACTAGTCATTGTCTATTATTTATGTTTTTAGAAAGTTTTTATCACTTTAAATTTGTCACATTCCCATATCTTTTCTTCAAAGGGTATGTTGAAGATTTGTTTAAAGTCTGTATATTCAAATATCTCATTGTTTTTCATATGAATGTTCAAACATTCTGTATTATCCATAGAGAAAGCCTCTTCAATCTTATTAGTTTCTGCAACACCAAATAGTCTAGGTTTTTTGAAGTTAAAGATTTCAGATTGAATACGTATTGCCATACCATAAAAATGTGGTCTATCCTCGTCCACATGCCATTCTAAGAGAGGTTTTTCTGTAAAACCACCTTTCAATGAACCATATTCAGGCATACCTTTTATATCAATCCATTGTGGTCTATCAACTTTGAATTTACTCTTCCATGTTTCATAATCAATTATTTCATGTTCGGGAAATACTTCGGTCTCTTCACAATCCCATAAGAAAATTTCTTGTTCTCTCATATCACCCAAGACCATTGCATATTGTCTAATAGAGCCTGGGTGAAAGAAGATATCTCCAGTGGGTCTTACCACACCTTGGGGACAAGAATACCAACCCTCTTCTCTCCAAGTTTCTACAAGATATCTACATTTACTTGCATGAAAAAATGCATTGTCTCCAGTCCCTTCTAATCTTTTCATGTTCTCTTCATGAGAGTCAATCTTCCATGGTTCTAAGTCTGCATATTGACACAATCCCTTTCCATACATGTTTAAATTCGTAGCAATACTATTCCAATATTTCTTAGGTGCATCTAAGACATCTCCAAACGTCATTAGTTTGGGTTTAGATTTCAATCTGATTTCATTGAATATAGTTTCAATCTTATCATAATCACTTTCTTTTTCTAAATGTATTAATGGGGTCATTGTGTATTTCTCCTAATTATTTCTTCAACTCGTTTTAAGTCTTCAGGTGTGTCTACCGAGTATCCCTCGTCTTCAACTTTTACCATTCTAACTTTATATCCATTCTCTATAAATCTAAACATTTCTACCGATTCACTTTTCTCTAAATCTCCAACTGGAAGTGTGGGGAAGATTTCTAAGAACTCTCTGTTAAATGCATAGAGACCTAATTGTTGTTTAACAATTGTCTCTTCCTTTTGCACGTATGGTATACTTAGTCGTGAATAATATAGTGCATTATCATATGTGTCCGTCACTACTTTGACTACATTGTTATCATGTCGTTTTTCAGAATAGAAATTAAGTTCAACATATGCATTAGATACACTACCCAGTGTATGAGACTCTACTAATTTATCAATAGCTTCAGGGTTAATCAGGGGTTCATCTCCTTGTATATTAACAAAGACATCTCCTTCGATATCTTTAATTGCCTTTGCACACCTATCTGTTCCAGTAAAACAATCACCATTAACAATCAAACACTCCATGCGCATGGATAAACAGAAGTCATAAATATCACTATTATCAGTTAACACTATAACACTAGCTAGTGATTTTGACTGCATAGACTGATTGTATACTCGTTGAATCATGGGAATTCCTGAAATCATGGCCAGTGGTTTCCCTTCAAACCTACTTGAATGATACCTTGCTGGAATTAATCCAACAACTTTAGTAGTTCTATCGGATTCTGTATACTCTTTTCGCATTTTACATTACCATATCCATAACTTGCATGGACAAAATCTATCCCAGCTCTCTCAGCTGCCTGTCTATCAACGTCCATATCTCCAACATAAAGTGTATCACTTGGGTCAACATTGCAGAATGCACAAGTGTAAAGTAGTTGGTCAGGTGAAGGTTTACCTCTTAATCCATGTTTAGGAGAACAGACATAATCAAACTTTGCAATTTTTTCTAGTATTTTGTTTGTTCTATCTATATCTTTAGAGGTGCAGATTGCAATCTTACGTCCTTTTACAACTGTAAGTGCAACAAGTAGTTCATGGACACCTTCAAATATCTTAATTTGGTCTAATAGTTCAATAGAACTGGTGTCATATGTCTTTTTTATCGTAGAAGTGTATTCTATACCCAAATCTTCTATGATATCTCTAAAAGGACGACCAATTCTCTTCTCATATTCCTCAAATGGAACACTTATATCGTGTATTTGACACGTTTTTTCCCACGACAGTCTCATATTTGATATAGAATCTATCAAAACTCCGTCTAAATCGAACATTATTAACTTTTTCATTTTACTAAGTGGTCTTCCGTCAATATTCTGAAACCATATTTTCTATCTTTGCAGTATTCACTTGCAGCCTTGAACTTTGCTTGGTTGACAACATAGGTTGCAACTTCATTTAAGTATCTTTTGGTTCTTCTTATGGGTTCCTTTGGTGGTTTTAGTTGTTTCTTTGGTTTAACTTCTATGATTTCTCGTATAGATTGACCTTTTGCATTCACATACTTTATATAGAAGTCGGGAAAGTATCTATGAACCTTTTTATCTACAGGTGAACGATAAGGAATGATTATTTCTTCACTTCCCCACTCAATGATACTAGGATTATTGTCACAATAAACCATAAATCGTCTTTCCCATAAGGAACGATAGATAATCTTTGTTGGGTCGCCTCTATATTTTTTATAGTTCTTTGGTTTAAACTTACCACTATAACTTTTTCTAGACATAAATAACACTAGTAATCATAATTTTAAGTATTTAGGTTTAAAAATCAATGGCATCTATCAACAAACTATTAGACAAAGTAAATCAAGCAACCAGTGCAGTTAAATCTCTAAAGGGGATTAAATCTAAACTCGAAGGTAAATCATATAAAGGAACATATGATAAAGACATGCTTGCATCAGAAAAAGCAAAAGCAGAAAAATTATTAGATGACAGACGTTCATCATTACAAGCAAATCTAGATGCATCTAATCAAGCTAGACAATCTGCAAGAAAAGTTCCTCTTACAAAAACTAGAGATTTACAATATCCTCTTGAAGCATTAGACTCATATATTATCTTTACAACTAGACCAAGAAAGAAACGAGAAGGAACAAAAAGTAATGAAGGTAATAATAAAAACTTATTGTCAAGTGAGAATGTTGCAATCGCATTATATGCACCCGAAAGTATAGACCAAGATGCAGACGTTAGTTGGTCAACAATGGAAATTAGTGCAAACAAAAGAAATCTAATCAATACCTTTAAAGGTGAAACAGGTTTTGGCCAAGCATTAGAAGAATTATTTCAAAGTGGATTAAATAAAATAGCTAATACTGCAACTGGTGGAATATCAAATTTCATTGGAGGTAAAGCAAAAAACCCTATGGAAGAACAAGTGTTCGAAGGTGTTTCCTTTAGAGACCATTCTTTTGATTATGAGTTCTATCCTAAAAGTAAAGACGAAGCTAAAATGGTAGAAGACATATGTTGGTCATTTAAAACTGCAATGTTGCCAGACACTTATGGTGCAGCTGAATCAGACGGAGCTGCAGAATCTTATTTCAATTATCCTAACATTTTTGATATTACTTATGAAGGACTCATTGAAAAGAGATTTGAGGATTTTTTACCTTGTGTATTGACAAGTGTAAGTGTTAATCATTCAACAAAAATGTTTGAAGATGGATATCCTGTTGCAACTGAATTGTCTTTATCATTTACAGAAATCAAACTCCTTACACAGGAAAACTATCAGACTATATCTAAAGCAAGTCCTGACAAATTTAGTAAAGAACAAAGAGACTTAGGTGAGGGTAGTGCCTCATTACTAGACCAACGAACAGGTGGATAACAATGGCGACTAAATTTTTTAAAAACTTTCCCGATATACAATACACTTTAGATAGTGGACGGGTTATTAATATTAAAGACTTCTTTAGAAAGTCTAAAGTAGACCAATCTGCAGTTAACAGTGTAATAGAATATGAATACTTTGAACTACAGGAAGGAGATAGACCTGATGTAGTTGCAACCAATCTTTATGGTGATTCAGATTTACACTGGACGTTCTTTCTAGTTAATGATTGGAACAACTACTATGAGTGGTGGAAAGACAATAGAAGTTTTGACCAATATATTAAGACCAACTATGGTGGTAAGTTTCTAACTGCACATCAGAAATCAGATATCGTAAGTGCAACAGGTAAGTTTCTTCTAGGGGAATCTGTATCTTGTTTAAGAGATAGTGTTCTTCATAAAGGAACAATAACAAGTGTAGAACCTCAGTGGTCAAGAATAGGTATAGAGAGTGGTGACTTTAGACAAGATGATGTTATCACGGGTAATATCAGTGGTCACACTATGACCATTAAAAATTCTATTAATCAAACAGACGGAACTGCATACTATTATGATGTAAATGGAAACAAATCAAATACCTTTGTTAATGGTATGTATGAAAAAACAATATATGATAGTGAATGGGAAAAGAACGAAAAGAATAGAAGTATCAAAATTATTAAACCACAATATATCAGAAGGGTAGTATCAGAGTTCGGTAAAGTAATGTCATCATGAGCAACTTAAAAGCAGGTGAGTTTTCGGTTGAGGCACTAGCGATTGTTAACCAAGAAGGTGATTCAATTGACGTGACCGACCTAACATTGGGAGTAGAACTCTTTGAGTCTATCTATAATAAATTCTGCACGGGTAATATAACTCTTTTAGACGGACTTAATCTTTTAACTAACTATCGTTTTACTGGACAAGAATACATTCGTGTTTCAATCAAACAGAAAGAAGGTCTTAATCAAGAACCCGAAAAGAAATTCACTATCGACAAAACATTTAGAATCTATAAAGTATCAGATGTCAAAAGAGCAAGAGAGGGAACTCAAGTATATAAATTAAGTTTTTGTGACCCAAGAATGTTCTTTGTAAGAAGAAAAAGAATGAGTAAGGTTATGAGAGGTTCTTATGACAGAATGTTGCAGAATGCATTGATAGAAGAAGCCAACCTTAAACCTTCAGAGTTCGATTGGTTTGAGGAAACTGAACCTAAGAATCTACAATTCATATGTCCCAATTGGACAGTTGGAAGTTTTGTTGATTACGTTGTTGCAGAATCTAATATAGGTGAAAATGCAGAATGGAAGAATGGTATGTTTTTCTTCCAAACACTAAATGGTGGTTTTAGATTTAGTTCTATTGACACTATGTTTAGTAGAGAATTTCCAATAGAGTTTTCATACAAACCAAGAAGTGGTGATTTAGAAACCGAAGACATTGATTTAAATGCAGCTGGTGGTTTAAACTCTATGATTAAATCGTATTACAAACCACAACAGTTTGATACACTTAGAGGAACAGTCGGAGGTGCATATGCATCTTTACAAAAAACATACGACCCAATTAAAAAACAAGAGTTCGATTTTGTGTATG